CGTGGAAAGAACAAGTGTCGTAACAGGTCTTCTTTCGAGCGGAATGGTAATCCGTGCTTGTCTTCGTAGCTGAGCATTGTCGCGTGCTTGAGTGAAGTGAGAGCGCGTGACTTTTTGATGCTTAGTTCGTGTCCGAAGTAGTGTTTCGCACAGTCAGAAAATATAGCGAGAAAGGTCTTGCCATAGATCTGCATGAGCCAGAGGAGAAAACGCACGAATGCGTCGTCGCCTTGAAACTTTGCATAGAAAGAAGGGTTGAATATGTCGATCGTCATCGCGGAACAGCAAGTAGTTGTAACTATTGCGTTTCCAAATGAGTCTGTGAGCTGTGTGCCTTGATAGCCTGAGCCGTAGCCGGAGTAATTCCAGGTTGCGATTCTGCCGTCGGGCATGAGATGTGGTGTGTGCAGGGTTGCGTCCCACGTCCAGTTCCAGAGTCTTTCGATTTCTTGAGGATCGGGTCGTCCGTCAGGGTAGATAGAAGTAGGTTCGTAAGCTGTGAAGTCGTAGTAAGATCGCCAGATCTTGTGGATTTCACGTTGCAATTCGAACGAAAAGTGTTTGTCCCATCCTGACCAGTCGATACATAAAATACCGTGTGTGTTACCTAGTTCAGAAAGTTCCAATTCAACTTTTCTCCATCCTCCTCGGATGATTTCGCGTCCCCACATCATGAAACCTGCCTCTGTGTTGAGGTAAGTCGCTTGAAGTGGCCAAAGAAACATGTTCTCTGCAAAAAGCAGAAGTTTAGGGGCGCCGAAGACAATTCGTATTTTGTCGTCGTCACCTTCTTCAACTACTGTTGTTTTTACATGTACAGTGTTCCAAAAGTATGGCGTAGGGGTTCCGTCTTCAGACCAGAATTTGGGATTCAGGTGTTTTATTTCGTGTATCAGTTTTCGATTTCTGACAAATATTTCATTGTACAGATTGTGGAAGCTGGGTCGGGGTTCTTTAACCATGCCAAGACTGTGTTTGATCTTGAGATAGTCAGATACTGAGATAGATTCTCGGATCTTGAATGACCATTTGCTCTCGACGGCTTCTTGGAGTTTCGGGTTTTCGGATTCACCATCTACGTTGCGGTAAGTTGGTTTAAAGCGATAGCCTTCGATGTTCCAGGGTGCCTCTGCGTTGGGTGGCAGATTCCAGGGATAGTACCTGAGGTCGGGGAAACAGACAGGGTGAAGCGAGCGGTTAGGCTGGCCGTTTTCCTTAGTCCATTTGATTCCATTTTCGAAGTGTTGATCTCGAATGATGAAGTGTTGCGGAGTCTCGAACTTGTCGAATGACTTCTGAATGAGTTCAGGAGTTTCTTCGGGTCGGCGAGCAGAGAGAACTATTTCGATCGTGTCTTTGTCAAAGAACTTTGATGCGCGGTTGGTGAGCCAATCGGTATTAAAGGCCTTGAGATGGTCGAGGTTGCGTTCTGTCTTCTTATACATCTTGCGGTTAAGATGCCAAGAGGGCTTGCTTGTGTAAGAGAGGTTGCGAAGCATATTGATAAGAGTACGTAGCAATCGTTGTCGGAGATTGTTGGTTGAGAAGAGTAGCGGGGTCCTT